GATAAGCTGCCTCAGAAGCGACGTGGAGGCCTTTGCAAGGCCACCAATCATGTGCGTCAGGCCCAAGCCGTAGAAACCAAGGCCGGGAAGGAACTTGTAGTGGACAAAATACTGGTTCTGACGCCGCAGAGGGTCAGTTTCCTCGTAATTCCGCCTCACCGCGAGGACCTTGTTGGTCTCCTTCAGGATCGTGATGATGTAAGGCAGCTTCAGGCCTGTTTCTTCACCATTTTCGTCAATATCTTCAAAGCCGGGGATATCCAGATCGGTGTGAACCTCGTAAATAGTAAGGTCAGTGGACGCATTACCCGGCAAAACGCCCTGAATGTCGTCAACAGCCTCCTTTACCCCCGTCATATCCACATCAGGATAGGTCGAAGTCGGCAAATCAACGTCCTTGTAGAACCCGGCAAGCTGAAGTTTGCGGATCTCGTTCGCATCCATCACGATACGGTGCGTAATCCGCGACGCAGTGACCAAATCCGTCGCGCCATAGGGCACGATCAGGTCTTCCGCGTGGACAAACTTGCTCATCGCGCGGTTTTTGAGCGGGTCGAAGTACACTTTCTTGAACGTCGATCCCACAATCGGCAGATAAAAGAGCATCTGATCCATCTCAGGATCATACTCCTCCATCTCGTAGGTGATCTGGTAGTTCATGTATTCCTTGACGCGCTCAGCCTGCTTCATAAGCTGCTCGCTTTGAGCCCCTACCACATCCACACGCACGGGACCGCCAGCAGGAAGCAACTCCCTGTATGCCTGAGCCTGAAACTGCGTCACAGACTCGGCCAGAACAGGGTGAACAACGCCACTAGAGCCCTCAAAAGGCTCCGCGCGCTCTTCATACTTCATGCCCAGATAGTTCAGACCTTCGCGATACGTCTCTTCCCACTCCTCACGAGACGCCAAATCGTCCTCAATCCGGCCAACCAACTCAGACGCAATGCGCCCAAGGTCGCCATCGTCGATCACATCAGCCAAGTTGCCGTCAAACGGCACGTCAATCATGGGATCTTCGTCCATGATATCACCCACAATCGCACTCCCGTCTTCCATCTGGAGCACGTTAGGGTTGTCAGGCAGATCAATGAGATCCACAGGCGTGTTTTGCGCCTCAGCTACAAGGCGCTGCACCACTTCTATAGGCAGGCCACCGGGGCCAACATCAGGTTCAATCGCCATAGATCATCTCCCAAAGGGTGTTGGGGCAGGGGGTGTTCAACTCGGGGAGGCATAGAGGAACACGACCACCGCCAGTTCTGGGAGGGGGAGCCTGACAGCAGTCAAACATCCCTGCCCCAACCTCGTTTTTCCTGAACACGTCAGAAAACATCCTTCATACCACCCTCAATAGGCTCATTATCGTCCATGTCGTCATAGTCCGTAATGGGCCCACCGGGTTCGTAGGCGTTGCAGATGTTCTTCGCAGAGCACACAAACGCAAGACGCTCGCAGTAGCCAACATCACCCTGAAGGCCAAGACCCTCAGAAATGCACGACATCATCGAAGCCTTGACGTTGAAGTACTCGCAAATGCCGCACTTCGCGTTCTTCTGCTCCCAGCCCTTTACCGCAGGGCCGTAGCTGTACTCGTCAATCGCATACTGGCGATTGTCGGCGTTCAGAGCAGGATCCTGAGTGGCAGGAGGACAAGATTCCTCGTCCTCCTCTTCTTCTTCATCTTCTTCTTCGCCCTCAAGAAGATCCTCAATCTCATCCTCGTCAGGCACGTCAATCAAGGCCCCCTCACCAAAGGAGACCTGATTGATGCCAGTCGAAAGCTCAGAGGTGTCTATCTCAACGACGATCTTCATGGTTATTTCACCCCACGGAACTTGGTCCCGCGAAGAGCAGCGCCACCGCCACGGCACCTGCCGACCTCGCCGCCCATCTCGTAGCCCTTCACCATGCCGCCGCCCATCATTTCTTCAGCGTAGCGGCCAGCCTCAAGGTCCTCGCCCTGAAACCGCATCACAGCATCGTCAAGCTGACGCTGCCTGCTCAACTCACGACCGTAAGCGCCATGGCCACGACGGCTTGCAGAAGATGGCGTCTTCTTCTTGTCCTTCATTTCTTCATTCCCTTCTTGATAGCCATCTTCTTAGCCATAACCTTGCCGCCCTTCTCGTAGCCCATCTTGTTCTTCATCTTAGCCTTGTCGGCGTCAGAGATGGTCTTTCCAGAGCCCTTCATCATTTCCTGATCCCTTTCATGGCCAGAATCTTGTGCATGTTGATCTCGCCCCGCTTCTCAGCAGCAGCAGCCATCTCCTCCTTGCGCGCATTGTACCGCGCAATCGCAGCCTTCGGCTTCGATAACTTCTTCGGAGGCCTCATCCCACTACCCCTTCAGTAGTAGACCCGCTTGCGACGACGATACATCATTTCTTCCTCGTCGTCACGATAGTCGTTCGGCGCAATGACAAAGCCACCCTGCCGAAACCGCAGTATAGCCTGTGTCATCGTGTCAGCCAAGTCATCATGGTCCCCATTCGGAAACGCAGCACACTCCTCAATCATCTCCTCCGCAAAGTTCGCATCAGGAGCCCAAACCAAGCCACCCTCAAACATCGGAGCACACGCATTCATCCGCGTCATCTTGTCAGCCCCACGGCTCGGCGTGAACGGCGTCACAGGTATCCCCATACGACGCAACTCCTGCGTCAATGGCGCACCACTCGCCTTCTGCTCAATCAAAACCATGTCAGGCCGGTAAGTGTCGTAAAGCTCACGAGCAACAGACTTCAACTCCGGAAACTCCCAGCGCCCGTTCACAGCATCCAACAAAATTACCCCAATCTCATCGTCCGCAGGCTGAAAGACACCCCACGTCGATATCGCGCTCATGTCCGAACGCTCACTTACACTGAACGCCGTGTCATAACTCTGAATCACATACTGACACACAGGAGGCTCATCACCCTCCCACTTGCGCCACCACTCACGCTTGATAATCGCGCCCTCTTCCGAGGTCGGATTCTGCATGTACTGAGCATTCCACTTCGCTAAAGGAATCGTGGCCTTGACCGCCTCCAACTCCTCCAACTTCCAATACTCAGGCCACAAAGGCCTGCCACTCGGCAAAATCGCAGGGAACTCAACAACCTCCCACTTGTCAGCCCCACGCTCCGCCTGCTTCTGCAACACACGCGACACCAAGTCCTTGATCGACCAGCGCGTCATCACAATGATAATCGACCCGCCCGGCTGCAAACGCTGCCTCGGACCAGAAGTGTACCACTCGTAAACCCGGTCTAACTCACTCGGGCTCAACGCCATCTGTTCAGAAATCGGATCATCGATAATCGCCAAGTCAGCACCGCGACCAGCCAACGCGCCCCCAACACCGACCGCATAATACTCGCCTCTCTTATTAGTGCTCCAACGCCCACTCGCCTTAGCATCCGACGCCAACTTGACACCCGGAAATACCTCCCTAAACTCTTCGCTCTCAATCAAACCCTTGACCTTGCGACCAAAGCCAACAGCCAACTCCGCAGTGTGCGTCGCCTGAATGATCTTCTTCGTCGGATCACGACCCATCAACCACGCAGGAAACAAGAAACTAGCAAACTCAGACTTCGTGTGTCTCGGCGGCATACACACAATCAGTCGCTTCAGCTTTCCATCAGCAACCTCCTGCAACTTCTTCGCGTAAATCCGGTGATGCTCGCCCTCAATGAAACCCGGCCAAACATGCTTCACAAAAGTCATGAAGTCCTTCTGCTTGACCTCCTGACTCTCAAGAGCCTGCAAACGCTCCAACATAGGAGCTACAGACTGTAGCTCCTCCGCACTCAAAAGTTTCCCTAAATCACTAAGCTCATTCATCGCATCAAACTGGACAACACACTGTCAACAGCACGGCTCAAACTGTCACCACCACCCATGCCACCCTGCAACTGAGCCATCCTCTCCTCACGGCTCATCGACGGACGAGACGGCATCGGAGGAACAGGAACAGAAGCACGACGCTCAGGCGTCAATGCAGCTACAGCACGCGATACAGCAGCTTTGCTAGGCCCAGCTTTCTTGCCGAGATCCGCAGGACGCGGAGGTGGTGCCTCAACAGGCCCACGACCCCTAAGAATGAAATCCACATAGTCCCGCGTCTCCGCTATGTCAGGAACACCACCCGCAGCCCTCACACGCCCAACACCAGCGTTGTACGCAGCCAAAGCCCGCTCCTCGTCGCCGCCAAACTCACGGATCAACGCACTCAGATACTCAGCGCCAAACCGCAAACTCTCATTCGGATCCATCGGATTCGCCAACGGCGCAACCCCAAAACCCGGATCACGAGCCGTCGCAGGCATCACCTGAGACAAACCCAACGCACCCTTCGGACTCCGCGCAGCCGGATTAAAGTTGCTCTCACGCAAAATCATCCGCTCAAACATCTCAGGCCGCAAACCAAACTTCGCCGCCTCAGCACGAGCCGCAGCACGATAGTCAACCGCACCACCATCAGCCATCCGACGCGGACCACGCTGCAAACCAAAGAAGTCAACGTTCGGCAACACATTACCAGTCGCGCCAGTGGTTACAGTCGTACCAGTCGAAGGACCAACCGTAATCCGGTCAATCACCTCCTGTATCGTCTCGCCAGAACCCGGCGTCGGACCAGTCGTCGTCGTCTCCTCTTCCTCCTCTTCCTCCTCCAACTTCACAGGAACAGGAACACACATCTGCGTCACAGGATCACGCTCATAGCCCTCAGGGCACGCCTCGAAAACATCGCTGTCATCACCACGAGCCGCTTCCTCAGCCGCAGTCCGAGCAGCCGTCTCAGCACTCCGACGACGATAGTCAGCCAACGCATCAGCGCCATACTTCTCAATAAACGCCTGCTCACCCTGCGTCAGCAAATACAGACCCATCTCCAAGTCATTGTACATGCCACTGAAAAACCGGCCAAGACCGCCAAAGAAACCATCACCCTCAGCAGGCGCAGTAGGCGCAGTTGAAGGCGCGGCAGCAGTCTGCGTCACAGCAGGAGAAACAGAAGAAACACCAGCATAGGCAGGCTGCGAAACACCAAGCCCAGCAGGCAAAGTCCCCTCATAAGCCGGACGCGAAACACCAAGCCCAGCAGGCAAAGTCCCCTCATAGGCAGGGCGAGAAATCCCAGCAGTCGGAATGTTCCCCATCAAAGACGTAATGTCAGGACGACTCATCACAGGGCTCACATACGGCGCAGCAGGCAAACTACCACCCGCAAACCCACCGTCAGGACGACCCATCACAGCAGATCCAGTAGCACCTTGAATCGCAGACCTGATCGCCGCCTCATTCGGCGAAATACCACTCGGAGTCACACGACCCAACGCCGCATTCGCCATCGCCTCAGCAGCATACGAATCCGCAATCGCACGCGATAAGTCATCCCGGTCGTTACGCTGACTCGATCTCGACTCCCTCGACTGCATAGAATCATATGAACTCGGCTCCCGCGTAACCTGCGCAACCTCACGAGCAGGAGTGGCAGCAGCAGTCCGCGTAGATGTATAAGCCGCAGGCTCCCTAGTCACCTGAGCAGGTTGCGAACTCGTCGCCCTCCCAGTCGCAGCAGCTACAGGGTCATATCCAGCATAACTCCCACGACCACTGCTAACACCCCCGTTCCGCATATACTGAACAGGACGACCACCGTAAAACATCTCACCCAAGCCACGGTTCATCATCACCGCAATCCCCCATATCCAGCTACAGGCGAAGCCAAGAAGTCAAAAATGTTGATACTCTGAGGACGAGCAGGCAAGTCAATCTCACCAATCCGACTCCGTATCGTCGCCTGAGGACTCCCAACATACGTCACAGGACGTGTCCCAAACACATCGCTCACACCACCAACAAACGTCGGAATGCTGCTCACAGTCGGCTGATACACACTACCCGTCACAGGACCAGCAGAAGCCTGCAAAACCTCCCCCGGCAACGCATTCATAATCCCACCACCCGGCTGACTCACAGGAACAGCACCAGCAACATAACCCTGCTGACCACCACCGCCCATCC